TGGATCATATATTTTACTATATCTTGTATTGTTAGTTTAACGGTTTTTGGGTTAGCTCCTGATCCCCCATAATATGCTGTATTACCATCACCTGTTACTATAAAACCAACTTTCTTTTTACTTGGGTCATAAATAATAGGGAATGAAGCCCATATTTGCCCCACAGCTTGGATGGCATCTTCTAGATCTTTTTCACTTCCAACATTATCTCCTCTTAAATATCTTCCTAATCCAAATACTTTTGAAGTATTACTATTTAAAAGAAGATAGTCTCCTATTTTTTCTTGGTTTTCTTTAGAAAACTTATCTGTACCCCCAAAACCAAAGGATTTTTTAATATCTTCAAGTGTAGAAGGAATAACTTGGAATTTTCCGGCCGCAAATACTCTGTTAAGATTTTGTTGATTATCAGGAAGTTTTGAAAGTCTTAATAATTCATCAAATGTTAAATTTTCAACATTAGTAGTAGATCTTTGGGCATTTCCATTTCTATTTGCTATCCCATAATTGCTTGTAGAAGATGTTTCACGTAGACCAATCAAATCTTTAAGTAGTTGTAGACTTCCTTGTTGACCTGGTTGTGGTCCACGAGATGTAAAGATAGGGTAGGAGGTAGTGCCACCTGTATTTCCTCCACCTGTGTTTCCAGTATTTCCTGTAGGAGGGAAAAGATCATACTCGTAAGGTTTAGTAACGGGCATAGATATTGTGGATAATGAAGTATCCCAACTATTATTTGCTATATTATGGTTGACTTTAGTTATTATAAAATTTAAAGATGTGGGGTAATTAGAAGGTAAAAATTCAGAATTTATACTTAATTTATTGTATATTTTTATACCAGATATCCCATCCAATACTACTTCAAAAGATAATGGGATAAATCCTATTTCGCTAGATGCAATATTGTCAACCGCAAAACGGTCGTTATTTAAAACATTTATATAATTTTTATATGCGGCTTTACCTTGGGAAATAAAAGTATCATTAAATTCAAAGTATCGTGGTGTTGAGATTACAGGTTGAGTATAATTAAGTGTTGTTGTATAAGGCTGACGGGGATTGTAATTATTTGTATCGGCAATTAGTATACTATTTACAGTACCTCCAAAAGCATTAGCTAGATAATATCCATAATTTTTATCAACTAAGTTTGTAAGATCTCCGGGTCTAAAGATACCTTTTGCTTTTTGCTCGTTTTCAAATTTAGAAGCAGCATAAGAAAAAGTATTAAAATCCATTACTAAATTAAATAAATTATAATAGTATGGATCAGTTATTCTTCTTTTAACTGAAGAAGGATCGGTTATTCCTAATATTATATAAAGATTTTGGAAAACAGTTTGTAAAGCCGAAGGAGTGACAGCGGGGAAGCTATTAAATTTTGTTTTTAAGCGTTGTTGATCAGCTGTATCAAGAACAGGGGTGGTAGGAGGGATTGTAGGTTCTATTATCTTTTCAGTAAATCTATCTACTAAACCATCACTCCATTTTGAGAATGCAGTTCCATCTATTTCGGAGGTGTTGCTACCCGCGGCTGTAGCTCCAATGCTGATCGTAGAAGCTAATTGTGGAGTGATTTTAGATACAAATTTTATATCTTTTACAAAATTAGAAGTTTGTTTACCCGGATTATAACCATATACTTCTAAATAAACAGTAGCATTACTATCTATGGATATAGAAAGAGTTTGATCTATTATAACAATAGTAGAATCATCTTTTATAACGGGTTCCAATTTATTAACTCCCCCTAAAGCATCATTTATGCCATTGCATAAATCTTGCAAAAATTTAAATAAAGATAATTCTTGATTAGGGCCACCATTAGATACTAATAATTCAGAAATGAATTCAATATTCATATATAAATTCATTAATGATCCACACGTTACACCTTGATTTACTTGTAAATATGGATCTAAATTAATTCCCCCTATTTGTTGAAGTTTAGAAGGAGCAACTACACCTGTTATATCTCCATAGCTATTTAAGGCATCATCAATTTTAAAAACACAGACTCTAGGGTCTAATGGTATTTGATTTGGAAAATAAGAGATTTTATTTGAAAATTCGTCATAAGAAATATATATTTGGGGTGCTGTAGAATTCCCATTTTGAATTTGAGGTAATATATTATCTTGTAAAACTTTTAGGAGCACACCTAATTTTACATAGTAAAATTGTCGGTAAGGATCATAAATTTCAGGAGAATTTCTAGGTGCAGACGGTAAAAGTGATATATAATCTAATGTAATGTAACCTCCATTATTACTTGCTATTCCTGGGATTTTGTTATTCACCATGTATTCTATTTTAGCAAATAGAAAAGCTCCTAAAGAATTTAAAGTAACTGCTTTTAAGGTATTAGCGCCAAAAAGTCTTTCTAGTTCAGTAGTATCTTTTTCGGTAAAAGTTGAAAATTCTCCTAATTTTTGTTTAGCAGTAGTATTTACTTTTAAAGATTCAATAACATCCCCGAGTGTAATTAAATCAATTGAAATGTCATATGAGCCATCAGGATTAAAATTCCATGTAAAGTTAGATACTTTACCAAAAAATCCATCGTAGTTTCCGTCATATTCACTTCGTTTAGCTTGTATATAACTCAACATTTCAAGTTGAGAAATATTTTTAGAAGTAAACCATTTTTCTTCAATTATGGTGTTGCCCACTTGTTGAATTTCTCCCGTATCATTATCAAGGTATTTATCCCACCCCCACTCTAACATCATTGTAAACCCTAATCTTAAATAGAGTAATTCAATAACATCAAATTGAAATTTATTGTGAGCTTTAAGTGTTACTGCGGCTTTTCGGATAGAGCCTCTATTAAGGGAGTCAATAGTAGCTCCAGTAATGCCCGGAGGTGGTTGGATGCCATAATCTGTTCCTCCTAGCCCATAAGCAAAGTTGCTATTCCATAAATCTGTGTTATCGGAAATACCTGCTCTTGAAGAAGTATAAGAATTACTAATCGGATCAAAAGAAGATAAGGTATTAAATAATACTGCTTTTTCTGCAAATTTACTACCAGCATAATTTTTAGCTTGAGAGGGGGGTATACCTATTTGTTCAAGCTTTTCAGACTTATATTGTACTGTTTGGGTATTAAATGCTGTGTATGGAGATGCTCCTACTAATCCCCCGGTACCTAATCCTACATTTACTCCAAATCTTGTTCCACTACCCGCGGGAATAGTTTGACCCGAACTATTAACTTGGGTAATAGGTAATACCGTATCTCCTTGTAAAACATTAACCGAAGAAGCTAATTTTACCCAAGCATTTCTATTATTGAGATATTTAAGTTGATCATCAGTTCTAAGAGGAGTTCCATATCCACTAAATTGATTGGATTGTCTAGTTCTAATTTGGTTTGCTACAAAATCCTCAAATGGTTCTCCTACTATATTACCTTCCATAACTTTAAATTGAGTTTAACGCATTGTATTGAGCCATAATTCTGCTTATATTAGCAGGTATTCTGATTTGAGATCCTTCAGGTATATAATATGAACCTTGTGTTAAGTTAGAGTTTGCAATTGAAATTACCCACCATAAAGTAGAATCACTATAATACTGCAGTGCTAATATATCGAATCTATCACCTATTGTTGAATATACGTAAATATCGTTAAAATCCAAAGGAAGATCAGGATACTTGGTTGTACCATAGTATCGTTTTCCGTTTGTATTTTTAAATACAGGTGCATTTTTGTAACGATTCATATTATTTTTTATGGAGTAGGAAATGCTGGGAGAATTCTATTAGGGGTTGTTGGAATATTTTGGTTAAGGTTAGCTCTAGCTTGTTTAAGACTATAAGTATAATTTTCTTGAGGAGAATCATAGTTATTAGTAAGTTGTCCACCACCTGTTTTAGTAGATGTAGATAAAGCTATGTATCTTTCTTCTCCAGCATCGTTATCTTTTCCAAATTTACTAATTACCTTATCCAAGTTGCTTCCATCTGTGTTATAATAACCATCATAGGTATTTTTCTGTAATTTAGGAACAAATTTATGTATAGGTGTGAAGCTAAATCCTGTTACTTTAATTATATGTGGTAATTCTTTAACCTTTGTATCATATCCTACTGTATCATTTATTCCAATTTCCCATGGGGATTCAGTTGGAACTGAATAGTTTATACTATTTATGATACCAGGTTGGTCAAATAAATATCCTCCAACTGTCATTACTGCCAAATTACCTCTCATATACCCACCAGCTGAGTAATCGGGTGCTAGAGATGAGGCTAAAAAGTTTAATTTTTGATACATCGGTATCAATTCTTCTTTAGATTGGGCTGCTACAGTCCAACCTAAATTTATGGCACGGGTAAAACCACCATATCTATAGAAGTTTTCACCTCTACCCATATATTTGAATGAATTCCATTCTGCATTGTAGTTATCATCCATTGAATCTAAAAATGCACGGAAATGAATATATGTTCTATTATTGGGATTATCGTTATCTATTATTCCTATACTAAACTTAACTAGATCGTTTCTATCACCCCCGTGATTTGCTATATCGGATTGATATAGGGGCATAGCTGTTATTTTATCAAGTTTACCTAACCCCGTAACATAACTAGAGACATTTTTATTTCTCCTTCCTGGGTCTCCTAGGTTAACTCTATTTTCAATATTTCTTGTTTTATAATCCGGGGATTTAGATAGTATGCTTTGTCTAGTAGCATTAGCGTTAATAGATAATTCTCCTCTAAAATCTGATATTCCACTTATCCCAGTGTTACCTATATATCTATCTGTTATTCCTTTACCAGATCCTAAAACATTAAAAAATCCTTTGGATACATCATTACTAGATCCTTCGGTAGTAGAATAGTAGTATCTTTTTATAGCTGTTTGTCCTACCCCTAGTATAGAACCAGGTCCTCCACCATATCTTAGAATTTCATTACTACTACTAGATATTCCTAATTTTTGAGTTTTATTAGTAAAAATAGTTTTGGCTATGCTACTTAATTTATTTTTAAGGGGATTAATTTGTCCTAAAATTTGTCTAAAGGTTTGATCACCAAATATCCCGGATTGATTATTGTTAATATCTGATCCTATTTTAGAATTTTTTAATTGAACTAATCTATTATTATCTGGGGATTGATCATATCTAACATTTTGAGAGTATACTGGTAATCCACCTGCATTGTTAATAATACTTTGAACCGCACTACCTACACCTAATAAGTTTAAAAGTGGGTTGTTAATTGCTCCGGCATTTGGGGAAGTATTTCTAGCAGGATTTATTCCTTGCTTTAATAAGTGAGTACCAAAAGCATTACCAGCTGCTTGTAATAGGGTTGAAGTTGGCAAATAAGCACCTTCATTTATAAACCCACTAGCTTGTGTTTTTACACCTGTTCTAGAAAGTAAGTTTTGCTTAGCAACAAAAAGTACCCCATTAGGGGATTTAAAATCAAAAAACATCTTAGTTAACCTAGATACGTCTTTAGCAGCTCGAGAAGGGGTCAGTGTTCCACCACGTAAAAGAAAGTCAACTCCTCCGCTACGATCTAAACTAGAAGCATTGTCAGGAATTGGACTTTTAATGTACGGTTGATTACTGTCACCCCCACCTACTCTATCCTGTCCATATCGTAAGGATTTAAGGTTGGTCTTTAGTTTTATTAACGCAGACGCGGACATTTAAATATTATTTGTTGCCTGTGAGATCTTGAGTTCTTGGAGTCTCAACAACATAGTTTTGATACTGCCCTTTAGAGAAAGTGTTGTTTATTTGAATTACATCTTTTACTAAAGTAGCTGTTGGTCTAGTACCTCTTAAAGGAGTGAATACTGTACCGTCTTTTTGTAATTTATCTAATAGTGCCATTGTATATGGGTTTTGATTTATTATAAATATTAAATATTATTGGACTTGATAGCTATATTTTGATGTAGCTGTATAAAATTCATCCGTGCCAATTTTAAATACTGAAGGTTGGTTGATTAATCTTTCTAGTAGTTGGTTGGTACGTTTAGTTTCTTGATTTCCACCTCCCCCTAAATTGGTTCCTGCTACAAGTGTATCGCTGTTATTTAGTGCTATAGATCCTTTAGGAGTTGATAAAATCCTATCTCCATATCCAGGGGGTGCTATCATATCATCTGCAGTAGCTATTAGCGCTGTAGCTGTTCCCACAGTAGCAAGAAATCCAGCAGTTGCGGCAATTGCTAGGGGAATACCAAGACCTAGTGGGATTTGAGCAAATGATGAGTAAATATTTGCGATGGAGGCAGCAATTGAAAGAGTGGCTAAGGCAGATAAAACCGCAACTAAACCTATAGCTGCAGCTTTGTTTTTAACGAGGAAACCAGCAGCTGTTGCTAATCCATCTAAAAATGGAGCAAATGCTATACCTATATCCCCTATAATTCCTTGTATTGCTTCCAACGTAGAAGCAAATTTTTCACTAGCAGATTGGGATTGTAACTGTTCATATGTTACCTCACCATAGGTATCTTTAAATTGTTGAGCAGATAGATTGTTATATTCTTGCTGTAATGCTATTTCTGCTAATTGATCTCGGCTTAACCCAATAGCAGCAGCTGCTGCTTCTTGTTGTATTCTATTTCCAGTAGAAAAAGCATTAATTATTTCTTCATTATCTGCTAATTCTTTAGATAAACTAGCTAAATCATTATTTAAAGCAGCTTGTCTTGCTTTTTCTAAATTAATATCTTTTCCTATAAGTAATTCAGCTGATAATTCATTAGTTATAGATTCTTCAAAGTTTAATAAACTAGAAGCAATAGCATCTACTGTAGATAAATTAGCGCCAAATAATTTAGCTTGTGAAGCTGCTTCAGCTAAAGCTATTGGATTTTTACCTAGTGAAACTGTTATAGCAGCACTAGTGTTACTAATTTCTTCTAGTATACTTTTGGCATTAATAGCTACTCCATTTTGTTTTGAAATAGCTCCTACAGTTTTTACCGTATTACTTAAAACCTTTTCAGTATCTTTATCTTGTGTTCTGGCTAGTAAGGATAGTTTCCCTGCTTGTCCTGCGGATAATCCTAACTGTTTAGTTAAAGTAGCTTGGGTAACTAATGTTTCTCCACCAAAATCTGCTATTAATCCCGTTTGGCTAGAAAGTTCACCAAATGCTTTGTTTAAATCTTTACTGTTTATGAATAATTTTCCAGATTCAACCGCGGCCAAAGCAAAACTAGTTTGTAATCTTTGGGCTTCATCAGCAGATACTCCAGTATTTTTTGCAATAGCTGCTATATTATCACTAGCTTGAAATATTCCTTTTACTAATATAGCAAAAGCAGATTGGGAAGCAAGTGTGAGTTTTTGGGTATTGTTTAAATCCCCGTTTAATACCTTAGCTAATTTTCCACTTTTATCAAGTTTATTAGCAAACCCCGTAGCTGATTCTAATGCTAAATCTAGAAGGCCAAAAGCTTTGGATTGCTCCTTATTATATGTTTTTATATTCCCAAGAGTTTTTTCTTGAAGCTCAACTTGTTTGTTAAGTTCTTCTAACTCTTTATTTAAACCTTCTGCACCTTGGATTTGTAAGGTTCTTTTTTTAATTTCAAGAGCAAGTCTACTTTCTTCAAGTTTTAATTGAAGTTTTTCAATTTCGGATTGTCTTACTAATCCTTTTTCAGCTTTAACTTGAAGTTTAACAAATTCTTCAGTATTTCTAACCGCTTGATTTATATCACTAACTAACCCTTTTTTTAAAATTTTAGATACATCCTCAGCCTCATCCCCCCCTTTTTTCAGGGCATCAACCAATCTATCTCCAATGGAGGATACAGCATCTAAAAGAAAAACTATTTCTTCTTTTATCTCCTGTGCTTCCTGTTTTGCTTTACCATCTCCTAGAGCCATAAAAATGTTTTGTTATAAATATTAAAGTATACAGTTTTATTTATAACTTGTTTGTTTTAAAAATTGGGGAGCTGAGATTTTGCCTGAGGAGTCTATAACAGTTTGTTGATTGGGTTTTGATTTAGAAGATTCTATATGTTTTACTTCTTCATCGTAGTGATCTTTTATAAGCTTAAAAGTATACTTACGAAGCCAAATAGGCATACCATAAACTGTTCCCCAATCATATCCACCTTTGCCATGGAAGACAATTTGGTGGATTTGATCAAAGACAGATTTTCTAAATTCTTGGGCTGTTTTAGAGGTCAGGCCAAAAAAAGCTAAGTCCAATGGGAATATTACTTGATTCTCTCCCACTTCCGGGAAAAAAAGTCAAATCTACATCGGGTTGGATTTGTGAAACATATTCTCTAAATGCTCGGGCATCCCGAGCTAAAAAATAATTATCTATAAAATTTCGAATATTCTTTGGTTCCTCATCCCCATCAATTGCTACTATCATATACTTCAATCTTGTTGTAGCTTCAAAAGAAGAATTGGGGGTGATTTTTTGAAGACCCTTAATTTCATTTTGGATTTTTGCTTCATCTCCATGAGTTAAGAGTTTGAAAGTAATATGAGTGCCTGTATGAGGTAACTCAAAATTAAACTTGTTTACACCTCTGATGTATAGAGATTCATCTAATTCTTTATTTTTGAGTTGAGATAAATCAACTACCTCTTCTTTACCACCATAGACAAAAGTATAATCTTTACCATATCCTAAGATACGAGAAGCGATTAATAACGCATTTTTATCTCCAATTAATAAATCACTATAGTTAATTTTGGATACAATTAAAGATTGTAATAGTTTATCTATTACTGTTCCGTTTTGAATATAGGATTGATTAGTTAAAATATCTTCTTCCTTAGCGGTCATATATTTCATTTCAACGGTTCCACTAGAAAGGGGATTGTCGGAAGGGTAGAGTAAACCTTTAGAAGGTAGTTCGATTGTTTCGGTAGGTAACTTAAATTCGGCCATATACTTGTTTTAAAATAACTTTTGTTCGATGATAAATATGAAGATAAGAAAAAGCTTGGCAAAAGCCAAGCTATTTTTCTTAAGTTGTGTATAAATTTGTGTATTACACTAATCTAATTTGTATAGCGTTTCCATTTCTGTATAGACCACCTAATGGTACTCCACCAGCTGCGGCTGCTGTATCATTTGCAAAGTTTAGAGAAGCAGATACTTGTGGATAAACTGCAAATCCATTGATATTTGCACTTCCTGTTACTAGAAGTGAGCCTGTTACATTTATTCCAGTACGAAAGTTATAAGTTCCAAAAAAGTTACTAGTAGTACTAGCATTACCAAAAAGAATAAAATTTGCTGATGTGTTTCCTATTAATAATGTACTACCATATAAGTTAACTGTACTGTTACCATCATTATTATCATATACAGAAATTACCCCACCATTAGAAGAACCTGATGGTTTAACTATCATTGAAAGGGTAGTAGTGTTTTGTGTAAATCTTGAACCTGATTTTTCATCACCAATACCATTTCCATAACTAGGTGAAATAAATAAACTGCTACCAGTCACTATTAATGAACCTGATGTTAGAGTTTGGTTACCTATTACTATTAATTCTACAGCAGCAGAAGAAGAAAGTATTAATGATCCAGTTATGGTTTGATTTCCAACAAATATATTTGAACCTGTTGTAGCAAATGAACCTGTAGCTATCGGAGTTACTCCAGGTATACCTGTTAACCCACTACCATCTCCTATAAAGGAACCAGTAAAAGATCCGGTTTGACTTAATCCTTCCAAATAGGTAAGGTTTCCATCCATTTCGTTAAAGGTCAGTTGCGAGCCTTTTACATTTCTTAATACTAATGGCATATTATTTTTTAGTTATAGTTTTTATTACACGTATCCATCTGCAACATATCCGGGTGCCATATAAAGCAAGTCTTGGACTGGAGGATTAGCTCCAGAATTAACAACAGGGGAAAATATTAAAGGTGGTATTCTTGTTGGAAAAGGGAGCATAGTATTAAGATACTTTACTGGGGATTTAGGACTAAATGCTGAAAAATTAGCTTGTTTAATTAGCCCATCCTTATCATCTACACTAACTCTTACAGGTGGTTTTTGCTCCAAACTCATGTTGTTATTTTATTATAAATATATAAAAAAACCTACCCCGTTGGTGGGGTAGGTTAAAAAATTTGTATAAAAAATTTAATTAAAAGTTAAGTACACAGTAATCTGGTTGAACCGTCATTGTTAAGCTAATGGCGGTATTTTCAGTATCCCAACCATAATCTCCAAAGTTAGCTTCAACAATTAAAGCACCCTTAATAATCCACTCAGATACTACATCACCTACTGGACCTAACACGTTAAATGTTAAATCTTTCTTGTAGAAATCAGAGTATCCATCTCTACCAGTTACAGATTCGTGGTGTAATCTAACCCACTCCATTACCGCTTGTGCGCCTGAAGGAGTGATTGGATCAAATAGGGTAAATTGGATTTGTCCCCAAGTAGATTTG